ATTACAGCCTTGAAGCTCTGGTAATTATATAACAGCTGCTCTGTCTTTTGAAAGGCTGTTTTCTTGTTATCCCGAAGGAACTTTCCTGTTTTGAGCCTTTCCAGTAGCTCCTCAGCCGTAAATTTTGCAGTCTCTTTAATTAATGCCTGGGTTTCATCTTTGCTCACGTTAGAACCTCCAAGGTATTATTCATTCAATCATGCTTCCCTAAATTCAGCGTTCTCGGTATTAGTTTCAGAAATTCTCCTTACCCCTGTGTAATCTTCTGACGCGTTTGCATCTTCGAATAAATCGCCCTGACCGTCAAAGATAGGTCTCATAACATATTTCATCAGGTTCGGATCCCAAATAAGCTCCTGCTCACCGGTTCCCAAAAGACCGCTTGCTTCTTCCTTGGTCCTGAATTCCGATGTGATTTTATGCGTAAACTTTTGTAGTATCCGGTTGAAGTCACCTTTTAGAGCATTAAATGTATCCTCGTTAATATCAAGTACCCAGACATCTTTCATGCTTAATCCTCCAATCAATTAAATAATTTGAACAAACACTTCAACTCTCGGCAAATCAGAGTAATTTTTTGTTATCGTGCTGCGAACTATCTGCTTATCGTCTTTGTAGATAATACCGCTTAAGGCATCTGTTACGGATTTAAATATATTATCAACGTCCGGCTTCTTGGTTGGATATACTTCCATTTTCGCCGCGGCAGCCTTAAACTTCTTCGTTGAAGATGACGGAATACCTAAATACGCTTTAATAGTTACCGACACCGGCAGATCGCTGCACTCCCAATTAATCTTTTTGGCTGTCTGAAGCGCAACCAGCCTGGTAAATGCCTTATAGTTTCTACTCTTTGCAGGATCATATGCTTTAGCAAAGCCGCCGCTTGTGCTGAATCTCGGCCGGCCTTGTCCAGTCGGTTCACCCGGTATCGTGAACATAATTTCTGTCACTAAATATCAACTCCTGATGTAGATTTTTGTAGACACAAGTATGATGAAATTTCCGTATAGTAATCGCACCTGACGTGTCTGTCGTCATCGGCGTGTATGGTTTTAATCCCTAGCCTTCCCGGCAAGCAGTAGGTTGTGCCGGTATTATCAATTGGTCTGGCGCGGTCGCATTTTCGGCAATCAAAATCGTACTTCCACTTCGCCATTACTGCTTCACTCCCCTAAAATAACTTGCTTTCTTTGCAGTACCATTCCATTAGTTCCGCCAATGTGCGGAAGCCTACGCTGAACCCGCTTGGCTTAAAACTGCAGCATGTACATTTGTCACTGATAAACTCCCAATTGCTATAACGCAAATCATAAAAACTCCAACGCATTGGTTTTATCACAGCAGGTGCACCGCATTCACAGACGGCTTTGATTGGTTTAACCGTTTCCCATAGCTCCCTATCTGTCACGGTTTCTCACCCCTTTAGAAAGGTATTTCTTCGTCAAATGCTACCGGTGAACCGAAAGACTCCATGCCTTCTTTATTTGCATTTTGCGTATTATGCAAATTGCTTTCGCTGTTTTTGCGGTCAAGAAATTGCACGCTTGTTGCAATAACTTCTGTTACCCAGCGCTTGCCACTGCCGTCTTTTGCCTCATAACTGCGAATCTGTAGCCGCCCATCAACAAGAGCCCTGCTGCCTTTAGCAAGACTATTACCACAAAGCTCTCCGATTTTTCCCCAAACTACAACCGGCACAAAGTCAGCTTCACGTTGACCTTCTGCGTTTGTTGTAAAACGGTCAACTGCCAAAGTAAATTGGCAAACCACTTTGCCGCTTTGCGTATATCTTACTTCTGGATCACGTGTTAATCGTCCTACTAAAATTACTTTATTCATTGCTATACCTCCATTAGCCTATTCTGTGATTGTAATCTTCGAATTTCAGAATCGTACGGAATATTTGTTTATTATTTACCCAGCGCTGTAAATATCTGGTTAGTTTTGAAGCATGAGCCTTGTCATAAATCATGATATAAGGGTCATACCCTATTTCACGCAATTTATACACTCTAATCAGATCCTGCTCATGAGTAGTATTGAAATTTGTAAGCACATATACGCGCAAACGTCTGAAATCTAGTTCAATTCTTTCCCGAAACGTTTTCAGTTTATTGCATGTTCTAATATCCGGATAATTGTCCCATGCAAAATGCAGCATTTTTATTTTAATTTTATTAATCATCGCTGCTTTGTCATCAGTCATTAATCGAATATCAAGACCTTGTGTAAAATCGACCCAGGCATAACTATCGGCCAATTGCTGCAGAAGATCAGACCAATCACGGCTAGCAAGCAAATTTGGGTCAAGCAGTTTTATATGCTTTTGTCCGTTCCAAAATTGTGATAAATCGGCAATCTTATGACTTTCTAAACCTTCTTTTCTTCCGACTATGCAGAACTTACAACCTCTTGGGCAGCCCCTCGTTAAAAATCCGTATGCTGTATCCGTTATGCCATAAAGACTATAATCAGGAAACAATATCTCTATTTCAGCAGGCAGTTTGTTAGTTAAATCGTAACCAGTGCCCCCTCTAATTAATTCGTCTGTTTGGTAGGCTTGCAGGTCGTCGTGTGTAAAATCAAAGACTTTAGCCATGTAAACTTTATCAAACCATTCCAAGCTATTTGCCCATTGAACATCATCGCCTCTTAATTTGTGATAAGCTGATATTTTCATTAAAGCGAGATTAGGGAAATTATGTCCATCTACATCAACAAGTCCTATTCTCATTTTGCCTCCTTAAAATTTTATCAGGGGTTCAATTCCCCTTGGCGTTACCATATCTTGATACGCATTCGCATTCCGCCATGCAGCCGTCCTTTTCAACATAACCAGTCCCATTGCATAATGCGCATGCCTTATCTGCTTTAGGCATATACTGCCTCCAAAAGTTTTCACTTAGGAACTTTGCCGGCTGCTTTATGAATTTAGGCTCGCATGTCTTTTTATATTTACTAACGGCTTCACATAGATCAGATACATAGACTCCTGACGCAACCAATCCATCGAATGCAGCTTCGCTCTTTTCCCTGTCAACCTTCTTGGGATATAACAGCCAAAAGTAATCAAAGGAATAGTTAATAAAGTTATCCACAGGCTCACCGTCACTATTATATATATTCTTTTCTTTACTTTCCTTTACTTTACTTTGTTGATTATCGTATGCATTTCTTGAGTTATTGCTAACATTAATTGGATTATTGCTGACATTTTCGGAAATGAGCAGAAATCTTGCGTCGTAGCATACTTCTTTTCTTCGCTCAACAGCCTTAAAAAAGCGTCTTTGGATGCCGGCCGAAGTAAGTATACCGTAGGTATTAAACATATTGGCATTGAAGAAGTCCACCTTAACCGCCTTATTGACAGTCTCTATAACTGCGCCCTCGCTAACCCCAACGCTGTCAGCAATTAGAAAAGACATCTCATCGTCCCACCCGACATAATACCCCTCGTCACGAAAGATACTAATCAGCAGGCTGAGTAGTATAGGGATGGCTGATATTCCGCAAGCTCTAGTTATTTTCCGAATCTTAATGTCCTGCAAAAACCCGACATCTACAGGGAAATAGTCAATTCCCTGTTTAATCGGCCTTGCCATTGCATCACCCTCTCAGCAAAACTTTGCCATGGCAAGAAACTTAATCCTTGCCATGACCTTTAAAATTATTGAACGCCTAATTCTTCCTGGCTAAACTCTTCATTGCTTGCTAAAACTTCGCCGGTTGTGGTATCAATTGTCTTGCCGTCTTCTGTAACAATATGACCTTCAATAGTCTGCACGTCTTCATCATCAAGCTGGCCTTTAGCAATTGCCTCAGCCGCTGCTATAGTCGAAGCATTAGCTTTTTGATAGTCAATGCTCATGAGTCCCCACTTGCCTATCAATCTGCGTAGTACCGTCTTGGCGGCCATGCTGTCGAAATCATCGCGCCATCCTTTACCAATGTTCTGACCTTTGCGGTTCTTCTTTTCATGGGCTATAATAGCCGATTTACTCATATAGATGGTTTTTTCCATGCCGTTAACTAGTCTGAAATATCCACACCAACCAACAATTGGGAGTAAATCACGCTTTACTTCATCCTCGATAAAATTGATTTCAATTTCTTCTGTCAAGCGATCGTACCGGACAAGCTCGCCCTCTCTTATATCAACAACATTGATATTCTTATAGGCGCCTGTTCGCATCGCCAGCTGCAGCATTCCTTTATAACCAAGAATGAAAGACGCCTCTTTTCGCTTAAAAGTGGAGCCATCATTATTTTTGATTGTGTTATTAAAAGGTACTATATACGCATAACCAAGCGATTGATCTATCGGCAGGTCAAATGTTGCCGCCTTTAATGCTGACTGGATTATTGTAATTGGAGCCTGCTGGAATGCCTGCTGAAGATTAACATCAGCATTTACCATTGATACAATAGAGCCTACGAACTGCGGCGTCCGTGCGCCTAAAAGTTCATTAAACCTGTTCTTGTATCCTTCGCTGTCAAGCATTGAGTTAAGCAGGGTTGCAACCGTCTGCTTTGATTGGACTGCTGCAGGTGAATGATTATCCTGCGTCTTAGCTATTACCCCGCCTTTATTTACATTTGCCATTTAATTCACCCTCCTTAATATTTAAGAACTCTGATCGGAGCTCCGACCTTTGAATATTTGTTATAGATATCTGGCAGCTCAATTTTTAAGCGTTTAGTGTCAACCGTTATTCTGCCGGCCTGCGACTTCCATGTTATTTTTCTGTCGCCGATAAGTCCTATTTCATAATCGCCGAGAAACTCCCTGATTTTGTTTTCATTCTCGCCTATTACCTGCTCTATTCCTTTCTTTGCTATTTTTAATTCATCAAGCCTTGCGACTATAGTCTCGGCTTCGGATGGAAGGGTTAAAGGATCAGTAAGACCACCGGTAAACTTGGTAGCTAACGCATCAGCGCAACTCTTACTGCCATCAACTTCTGGCATAGTTTTTGTTTCTACCATTTTCCAAAACAAACTCTCTGCCATCAGCAAAGCCTTGATGTCTTCCTCGTTGCGCTCAATGCGTTTCCAGATGAATTTATTGCCGCCAAGTAGGCACGCAATATACCAAGCTTCACATCCTGTTACAGCCATATAGTGTTGGCACTGGCAGTAGTGTGAATCCGGAATTTCATCATCTTCCCACATCTTGCTTGCAAAACCATTAGCAGTTTTACATTCAAGGCCTGCGTTCTCTCCTACCACCATGCGGTCAACACTTGCCAGTAACCAGGGCAATTCATCATGCTGCAATAAACCTCTTCGCATTACCTTCTTACCGGTACGCACAGTAAATTCATCAGCAACAACCTGTTCAAGCACATTGCCCCAATATACAAACTCGTTATCGCTTATGTCTTCAGCTTCCACCTGGCCTGTTTTCTCCAGCCATAGTTGAAATGGGCTTTTCCATTTGTTAAGGCCGACGATAATACCTGCATCGCTTCCACCTATCCCACTATTTCGAGCTTTTAACCAAGCCTCTTTATCTTGCATTTGTTCAACAGTCATTAGTAATTTTGCCAATGTTCATTCCTTCTTTCTTGTGATATAATAATCACAGGTTAGTTTTGCCTTGAGTCTGCCGGAGTTGCCTCTCCGCAGGCTCTTTTTCTTTTGCCTTTTTAAGCTTATTAAGTATTCCTTGCTTTGGTTTACAGCCAAACTTGCAAACGACTTTACCTTTATCAGTAATTCTATATTTGCTAATGCAGCGGCCGCATAATTCGCAATATATCCATGATTTCACGACATTACTCCTTCACGAAATAACATATTGTCAACCGGTCACCGGGCTGCAGAAAGCGGTTATCAGCGAACTTGTCATAGTTTGCTTCGCGGATTGATTCGATGAACACCGGCATATATATGCGGCTGTATGTATTTAAATCAGCATGCTTTTCAGCAATTTCCCACAAGGTATCACCGGCTTGGACTTCATAAGTTACGAACCTTCGATGATCTGCAGAAGGATTTGGATGTGCTGTACATCCCAACAACACCAGAGCTATTGCTATCAGAATTATTCCGGACTTTACGTTCAACTTTCTCACTCCTTTGACAATCGCATTGTTCACCTGGGTCAAGATTAGCTCCGCAGCTTGGGCAAGTATGGTAATAACGCCTTAACAATTTAATCTCCTCCCCTAAATACTTTTTAGCGCCTGGAGAAATCCCTTGCTTGAATTTATTTGACTTGATTTACGTCGGTGGTTAAACTGCCCAAATTGCAGCGACTGAGTTTGCTTGACGTTAGCATTCATTCTTTCAGCAATAATATTGTCAACCGTATCAGCGTCAACTAAGTAACCGGCTCCGCGTTTTTCGTGTGGGATGACGCCTTGCCGGATCAGCCGGCACAACGTAACCAGAGGGTATCCGGTTTCGGCGGCATAATCTTTAGCTGAGAGAATTCGCATGATTATCACCTCCTCACTCTGATTCTTTGAACAGGTATTCAAGCGTGCAGGTAACATTGTTTTTTTCTTCCATGCTATAATTTACTTGATTACTCATAAGATTTTGAAAGGTTGTGTTCATATGACTGATACTAAAGAACCAATTAATCTTAAAGAAGAATTTACACCTCCGACATTCCCATTTAGATGGTTAGCCGGTACCTTCATAACGCCGCTTGTAGTTCTTGTTTTGCCTGACATAATTAAAAATCAAAGTCTTTCACTTGAATTTAGGGCAGCTGTTGCTTTAGGCGTTTTGTCAATGATGCTTTTCATTTCATGCATATACTTATGGCTAAAAGTTTACGAAATTTCATATTCCATTCAAATCATGCAATACAAGCTGTCCAGCATTACCAATAACAACATCAAAGAAAAACTAAGCGAAACGCAACGCATAGACTAAAGATTATTATTGTGCCTGCCGTAATCAATTTAATTGGTGGCGGAGTTTCAATCGGCTGTAATGATTTTAATTGCACGTCCAGCTGCTGAATGATTTTTTCATTTGGGGACATTCTTAGACCTCCTTGGTTTCTGTATCGGATTCTTTGAACAGGTATTCTAATTCGTCGTATTCGCTATGCTATAATTGAAAAAAGGGGTTGATTAATTTGGACATAAATAGGCTTGATTATAATCTTTTAAAATTATTAGAAAAAAATGGTCATGAAGATTATGAGAATCTAGTTGATACTTTTACTAAAGACAAAGTTGCTAATCAAGCTCGTTTAACAAATCTGCTACGTAAGGAATATATAATATATGAAAAAAAGGAAACTGAATCATATATATATGCGGCAACTATTGCTAAAAAATCTGAACATCTTATAATTTTAAGCAAAAGGGGTAAACGTATTATTCAAGATTATGAAGAAGAATATAGGTACCAAAAAGAGCAATCTCAGAAAACAGGTTTTTCATATGCCTTACTTGCAGCTATCACTTCAGCCATAATCTTAAAAGTTCTAGATTCAATATTAAGTCATATCTAAGGCCAAATCAGGCATAATACTTTGAAAAGGAATGTGATATTATGAAACGTGATATACATCTAGTCAGAAAAATTTTATTTGCTATAGAAAAATCCAACGATGTAATAGCTTTTGATAACATCATGCAACTGGCGAAAGCGATTAACGAAGAAGATCATGATCCACTTTATTTCCATGTTGATATACTTGTTGAAAGTGGATATATAAGGCTAATTGGTCCTAATGAAAAAGTTTCAGACTACAACAAATATATGAGTCAAGTCCAAAATCTTGTGTAAAATTATCGGCACAATATTTAATGGTCTTACATCTTGATATAATTTCTCGCAGCATATTCCCACT